ATAAGTATGCAGTTATATACTGACCTGAAGAATAAGTAAAAAGTTCAATATGACTGTCACTATGATTTCTTGTACTAAACCATGCTCCATTGTTTGCAATGTCAGAATTAATCCATCCCTCAATGGTAAATGGGCCAGTACCAAAATCAAAATCTGAACTTGGACTTGCCGTAATATAATCATCTGAACCATCAAATGTGATTGGATTATTAGCCCTAACTAAGGCTGTTTGAGCTATTGCATTTTCACCAGTTACAAAAGTTGCTCCAGTAATTGTACCATTATTTTCTTCACCAGAACCATCGTATACAGTTGAACCAGCACCTTCATTCAGCATCCATGCACCTTTTAAATTCGATGCAGATACTCCTGTAGGTAATTGCATTTCTGGATTTAAGGCTAATTCCTCTATATTTGACTGAGTTAATGCAGAATTAAAATGAGTTATATTGGATAATTCACCATCAAAATAGCCACTTGCTCCTTTACCCATATATTTAAAACCTTTATCAGTCTTTAAACTATTTGTCCAATTTGTTACAGAAACATCTTCTTTACCATCAAGATAACCTTTGTAGTAGTCTCCAGTATCAGATATAACAACAGCTACATGATGCCATTTGTTTAAAGTAAGTGGACTGGTTACAGCAACATCATCTATTGCCCATCCAGAACTTGCATCTAATAATCTTAACTTTACTTGACCTCCTGTTTTAAAACTAACTCCATTATAGTCATTACCTCCTCCACCATAAATCATATCTGTATGATTACTTGTTGGAAGAGCGTGTAATTGAACCCAAAAACATATTGTAAGATCAGTTGTGTGATTGATTTGAGTAAACTCTACATAGTCACTTACACCATCAAAATCTAATGCTCTGCCAGAGTACACTTTGCCATAAGATGTTAAAGCATCTTCACCTACATCTACAATTCTTGGTACAAATGGAGAGTTACCACCATAAGGTGAAGTATTAATAGTAGCTCCATTATTTGTTCCATTATTTGAACCTTCTGAATCGTTTACATCAGCCTGTAATGCCCACCAAGCAGAAAGACTTGACTTATCTGCTGTACTAAGATCGGCATAGTTTTTCCACATAATGCCTTGAATTTCAGATTGTGATAAAGCTCGTGACCATATACCGACATTAGCCATTGATCCATTAAAATAATATTTATTATCACCACGCCTACCTAATTGAAGATTAACTGTATCATTATCTATTGATGAAGGAATTGATGATGTATTGGATGCCTTTTCTGCTCCGTCAATATATATCTTTGTAGAAGTTGATGGATTAAATACTGCGACTACATGATGCCATTCTCCATCTGCAACCTGAGTAGCAGTTGTATTACCAACAGCAGTACCTGAACCACCATTGGTTACATAAAATACAAGTTGTCCATTGTTATGTGTTTGAAGATAAAAGTTTCTATTAGTTGCATCATCCTTGCCAACCAACCACATAAAACTTGAGTTAGCAGATGTTTTAAACCATCCACTAATAGATAATGCACCAGTTATCTGTAAAGATGAGTCATTTCCACAATCTATATAGTCACTACTACCATCAAAGGATGTATTACCAGCTAAATGAAGAGAACGATCTGTACTTTTAAAATTGAAAAAAAGTTTAAGATTGTCTTTGACGTAGGTAAGGGCTTTTACAACACCCTTAGTTAAGGATACTCCTAATCCTAACATAGGTCTATCCTAAGTATGCTATAACTGAACCACTTGCTAATGTAAAAGCAGTCCAACGACCATAAATAGCAACTCCCTGTGGAAAAGTATTAGATGAATCTATTGCATCACCGTTACCACCAGCTGTGCCTATATAGTTAGAATCTTCAGGTGTAAGTGTTGTGAATGTTGAGTCTTCGAGAAATTGAATCGCTATTATTGTTTTACCAGATATAGCAGTTGTACCATCTTCAAATAGACAACCACCTTGTCCAAGTCCTACATTGTTTGATTCAATTACACTAAAATGTTGAATGCCTGCCATCTTGTTCTCCTTTATGCCTTACCGAGCTTGGCAACTCTCATGGGCATATTGTTTAAATTTTATTATTCTACAGGGGGGAGAATGAACTCCCCCCATAGATTTATTAGTGATTAATATTATGCTTCGTAATCAACTAAAGCAAATATTCTTCTTTCACCATCTGCATCTGCGTTTCTAACAGCACCACCATATACAGACTCGCAAGTTACGAGTGTAGATAGGTAAGAGTGTCTGTAAGAAGCTTGCATCTTAGCTTCCTTAGAGAAAGCATAGTAAAGAGCAGATTCATGGATAGCGTATCCATATACAATATCATTATTGTCAGTACCAGATGTTTCAAGATCAGATACAGCCTTGATACCTTTAGTTGCATCAGCACTTACATCAGCACCACCAGAAGCAGAACCCATGTAAGGTGATTGTGCAATCCAAACTGGCATTCCTAAGATAGCTCCAGCATTACCAGTTTTGCCGAAATCAGCACCTAGTGTAGCTTGAGTACCTTGTGAATAGCTAGTTAAAGCATTTAAGCTTGCATACATATCTGGGGAAAGAACTAAGTTCCAACCTTCTGTATCTCCTGTTTCTCCAAGTATCAACGCCATTAATGATGTTAAGTTAGCTTGAGAAAGAACAGAACCAGTTGTCTGAACGTGCATGCTGTTGTCAGCATCTGCACCAACTGCACCAGTAGCACTAGCCAATAAACCCTGTAGGTTATTAGCAACTAAATAATGGAGATAATTGTCAAAACCTCTAGCACAAGCGTATGCTAACTGTTTTGCATAGATTTCCATTAGGTCATAATTAGACTGAACTTTTACAATATCAGGGATGTAAGCAGAACCTACATTATATTCTGATACAGTTAAAGCTGTTTCATCGCTTGTCATGCTACCACCACTTGTTACATCAGCAGATATTTCACTACCTTGTGTAAAAGCAGATAGAGCTGGGACACCGATATGTGGAAGATGAATCTTGTCACCTTGATTTGCTACTTCTGGAGACAAATCAATACCAACATTTTTCATCATTATTTTTTGCTGGAAAGCTTCTAAAATCGCTTCCCCCCAAACTTCAGGGATAAACTGGTCAGCAATATTTGGAGTTACTGCTCCAGTACCACCCGAATGGACATTTACATCAAATGGATCTGAAAAAGCCATTGGACATTCTCCTTAAATTTATTTTTTAAAATTATTGAGAATAGCTCCCCAGTTTGCTTTTCGTTCTTCTTTAGATAGTTTACTAAAATCAATTTCTTTTCTTGAAACTACCCCAACACTGTCTTTAGGGTTGTTTTTAATAGTAGAAAGTTCTTCAACTACATCTAAAAGAGAATCTGTAGGCAAACTAGAAAATTTTTCTCTTTTATCTTCAGGCAGTTTAGATAGGGCTTCATTTCTCATTCTTGTATCTTGTTTTTCAAATTGAGTCTTAATTACTTTAAGTTTCTCATTTTCTTTTGACAATACTGAATTAAGTTCTGAAAGTTTCCCTTGTTCTTCTAATTCTGCTCTTTGCTTTTCCTCAATCATTGATTTCATTTCAGATAATTGACCTTCAAGTTCTTTTTTCTGGGCAATTACTTCATTGAGTCTTGATCTAGGAATAGCATCCTGTGCATTCTTTTCGTCTTTTGTGACGGATTCCTGTTTTACATCTGTTTCGATGACTTTTTCTTCTGACATTTTTACCTCTTCAGTGAGTGATTAAATATGCAAGAATCTCCTTGCATTAAAGATATGCTATAATGTAAGTTAATCAAATAATTTAATGCAAGAAAAAAATTACGAATTTAAAAGAAAGTGGTTTGAATACTTGGGTTATACGCCTCATAATGGGCAATTAGCTTTACACTACCCTAAAAAACCAGATGCTCGTATGCAAGTTGTTGTTTGTGGAAGACGATTTGGCAAAACTTGGGCTAGTGCTATGGAAGCCACTTATGTTGCATCTCAGCCAAATAAACGAATTTGGGTTGTTGGGATGTCTTATAAAAAAGCTAGATTAATATTTCGTGAAATTTGGCAAAGAATGGTCATAGGTCATTCTGAAGATATAGACAAAGCATCTGAAAAAGATATGTACATCAGATTTAAGTGGGGTACTATCGTTGAGGGAATGTCAGCAGATAACCCTTCTAGTCTTGTGGGAGAAGGTCTTGATTTGCTAGTTATTGATGAAGTTGCTAAAATGAGTAAGAAGATATGGGATATGTATTTGTCACCAACTGTTGCAGGACGAAAAGGTAGGGTTATTTTTATTACTACTCCAGAAGGAAGAAATTGGATTTATGATCTTTTTAAACTTGGGCAAAACGATCCAATGTGGGAAAGTCACACTTCTCCATCATGGATTAATCAATATGAATTTCCACTAGGAATTGAAGACCCTGCTATATTAGAAAGAAAACGAAATATGTCAAAAGAATTATTTAATCAAGAATTTGGAGCTGAATTTTCTGTATTTGAAGGAAAAGTTTGGAACTTCAACAGAGAATTTGACACTGGGGACTATAGATACGACCCTAATTTGCCGACCTATTGTAGTATTGATTTTGGATATAGAATGCCTGCTGTGTTATTTATGCAAACATATTGGGATGGAGATGTAGAGCATATTCGTATATTTGATTCTATTTTACATAAACAAAATATAAAAACAGAAGATTTAATTAAGATGATCAAAACAAAAGGTTATCCAATTATGTCTTTTTATGGAGACCCAGCAGGATCGAATGTTCAAGGTCAGACTGGTGCTGGAGATATGGAGATATTTAGGCGTAGTGGAATTAATATATTATCTACAAGAGATAGAATTAGTAGAAATATTGTAACTAGCGTAGCTTATACGAGAGGATTTTTTGAGAGTGCAGATGGAGTAAGGAGAGTTCATGTTGATAAAAAATGCACTGATGTTATTGAAGACTTTGAAGAATATAGGTATCCAGAAGCACAAGATGGAAAACCTATTAAGGAAGAACCATTGAAAGATGGGTATCACGATCATGGGAATGATGCCTTTCGATATTTCATAATAAATAGATTCCCCATGAGAAATCAAGAAATGAAGAGGATTAAAAGATGATTCAACAAATGTTAAAAGATAAACTAATGGAAACGAAGCTAATGATGACTCATTCTAGGCGTAATGAAGTGAGAAAGCACCTTGATTACTATTCTGGGGTTTCTACGAATGAATATATTGCTGATTATTTTGATGGGGATGCTTTTTCTGAAATACCACCATCATTAACTAATTTTACAAGAAAATTTATTAATAAAATAAGTAGGATATATACACTAGGGGCAAAAAGAAATATAGGTGATATGTCCGAAAGATATAGTCTACTTACTCCCACTAAAGATGTTAGGATGAAACATTCAGAAAGAATGACTAGACTTGTTGGTACTATAGCAAATCGAGTACATTGGAGAAATGAAACATTTGATTACAGACCTATTTATTATTTTGAAGCTTATTTTGGTGATAATCCATTTGAGCCTAATGCAATAATTTACCCTTTGTTGAACAATACTGCTGATTTATCTGATACTGCTAATTTAGAATGGGAATATTGGGATAAAGAAAGTTATGGTAGAATGGATGAAGAGGGTAATATTATAGCAGAATTTGAAAACCCATATGGTATCTTACCATTTGTTTTTACCCATAGAGAAGACCAAATAGATTCTTTTTTCGTAGAAGGAGCATCTGATATTGTAAATTGTAATGAGCAAGTAAATATTGCCTTAACAGAATTAAACTTAGGAATGAGATTTAATATGTTTGGTCAGCCGTGGGTTACAGGGTTAAGAGCAGACCAAAGTATGCTTAGAACTGGTTCTAATACTATTTTAGATATGGGAGAAGATGGAGCATACAATATTACAAGCCCTAATGGTAATATGTCAGAAGCTATTGACAATATAAAATTTCAAATGGAATTAGTTGCCACAAATAATCATCTATGGATACAGTGGGCAGAATCAGGTGGGGAAGTTCCAAGTGGTATTTCTTTAATGATTAAAGATATGGAAAGAAAAGAAGACTATTATGATGATATTGCTTTATGGAGAATGTACGAAAAAGACTTTTATGATGTTGAAAGAGTTATCGCAGGATACAATGGCATTAGCTTACCTGAAGAATTTGGAGTAGACTTTGAAGAAGTAGAATATCCAAAAACTGTTCAGGATCAAATTATGAAAGATGAATTTGACATTAAAAATAATCTTTTAACTAGAGCTAAAATTATGGTAAGAGATAATAAAGACCTTTCTATAGAGCAAGCACAAGCTATAATTGATGAAAATAGGAGAGTTAATGAGCAAGAAAGCAATGACACAATATTTAATCAACTTCGTCAGCAAGCTGGATAAAATAAATGATATTGATTTTCAACTAGATGGTTCTTTAAAAAATATTATTGAAGACCCTATTAAGTGGGGAGAAGATCAAGTACAAAGAGCTATTTCTGAAAATTTAGATAATTATATTGAATCAAAAGAACTGGGAAAGGAATTTTGGGATGGAATTAAAAATAAAAGTTAATTTTAGTTTTAGTAAGTTAGCTAGAAAAATTCCAGATATTGTTAATGAAGTTGTAAAGCAGTATACTAATGATGCAGAAGCTGGCACAAAAGAAGCTATTGATAAAGGGGTTCTTCCACCATTAGCAGAGTCTACTAAAGCAAAAAGAAGAAGTCAAGGCAATAATAGTACACAAGTTTTATTTGATAAAGGCAATCTTTATAGAAGTATAAAAGCAAAACCAAATGGTTTAGAATTACTTAAATATGGGTATGCACACCATGAAGGATTTGCTGGCAAGCATAAAATATCCAGAAAATTTATTACTACTACTGTTGAAGATAAGCAAAATATAAATGAAAGATTATCAAAAATGATTAGCTCTTCATTAAGAAAAAAATAATTTATTGTATAAGCAAAGATTATAGGAGTATATTATGGCAATACAAGAACAGGAGAAATTAGATGAACAAGACAGACGATTACTTACTGCGATTATTGCTGGAATGTCTTTCGACATACGAATATTTGCTCAAAGGCTTGGACAAGAAGTTCAACGGCTTAGAAGAAGTGGTACTGATGAACAATCAATTATTGGGGTTCTTGAGCAAGACTTTACTTCCAACGGAAGAATCTTTGGTGAACTACGAAATGCCATTAAGCGAGGAGTTATTGGAGGAATTAATCAAGTATTCCGTAGAAAAGGAGATATGGGGAAAGGCTTAAGATGGGTTGCTGTTTCAAAAAATATATGCCCTGATTGTAAATCCAGAGCAGGAGAAGTAGACACTATTGAAAATTGGCAAGCAAGAGGTATGCCTGCAAGTGGTTGGAGTGTGTGTAAAGAATATTGTTACTGCCAATTAATCCCAGAGTCAATAGAGATTGATGATAAAATACAAATATGAAAAAATTTACCATAATAAATTGTATATGCCTAGAATGTCGTTGGATTTGGCAAGTGTTAGGCGTAAGGCTTGATAGGGAACAACAATGCCCTGAATGTAAGTCTTATGATGTAAAGACCTACTTAAAATTACCACAAACATAATATACTAAGATATAATATATATACGTAGTATATATATGTCTTAAGCTAATTAGACTCCAAAAATATAAATTTGTTGATATTGTTGAACTTACAGGGCATACCTACTTAAAATAAACTATTGAGATTTGATGCTTAACTCTTTTTCCCTATTAAGAATTTTTTGTTTCCACTCTTTTCTTTGTGCAGGAGTCTGCCTTCCTTTACTTGGTTGCTCTATTCCAACAGCTTCTGCTCTTAATCTCCACTTTCTAGCTTCTCTTCTTTTTTTATTTTTCTTTTCTCGTTTTTTTATGGCAAGAAGACTTTCTTGTTTCGTAGGTTTTTTCTTAGGTTTTTCTATTACTGGTCTTTGTGGCATTACTTCAAAGTCAGCATCCACCACTTCTACATTAGATACATTATTATCGGCAGTTAAAAACTTTTCAAATGGACTTTTATGGTTTGCAACCTCAACTCGTTTTATTAGCTTACCAGAATGTTCTAATACAAGCCTTCCAGCCTGAACATTCCCTGCTTCAGCTTCTCTAATCATACTATTTAGTATATTAGGCAACTTTGAACCGAAAGTAACCATATACTTTTGATAGAAGACTTCTACGAACTCAGGGTCTTTTAACCAGTTTCTAATTGTATTATCAGACACTCCAGATTTATTGGCAACATCGCTAATAGATGTATCTGGATCACTTACTAATATCTCTACAGCTAAAGCCTTTTCTGGCTTCCAAGTAGCTGGTAAATTAACACTCATATCATAATATCCTTTAGTAGATGGTATATTTTATGGATTTTATTACTTTTGTACAAGAGATTTTCCACTTAAATCCAAATTAGGCACATCTACTACTATACTATACACAACAATAAAGCGTAGCTTTATATGGATTTTCTTATGAAAATTTTTTCGCAAAATCGCTGTAAACCTTCTTATTGTTTATTTTGTGGGGAATGAGGGTATAGTAACCAAAAATAAAGATCATACGCCCATACCCCCATAATTTAAATGGCGTAGTAATGGCGTAGTGAATTAGTGGGTACGCCAAACATACGCCATTGCTTTTTTTGGTTGGGTTTGGGTGGGGTGATGGGTTGCACAAGAACCCCATACAAAACATCTAGGACAAATGCAAGAACAAATTTTAAGATCAAAACAAATTGAAAAAAAATTTAGAAACTACTTGACAAATGCCAAAACGCTTTAATTGTTTTTTGAGAAATTACTTGACTTTCAAAGAATTGCTCCAATGAAAAGTTTAGTGAATTGAAAGAAAAAACTTGACTAATTGCCTATTGTTTTGTTCATACTAAATTAATTGCTTCTTGTCAATAGTAAAGATTAAGATAATTTAGATTTAGCCGAAACTTTACCGAGAGTAAAAGCTCTAAACATACCCTAGAAAGCCGTAAAAAAGTTTTTTAATACAAACTATTGATTGGCTGAAATCTTTTGATATTGCCATAAAATAGAGCCAAATAGACCTATGCAAGCAGTAAACCCTTTTTAAGGATCATTTTAAATAAAAAGTTAAGGACAGAACATTTTTTTTATTGACTTGTATCATATTTATCAATAAACTTCGTTGAACATTAAAGAGGTTTACAATGAACTTAGAATATTTTTTAACAATGGGGCTGATTCTTTTGTCTGTCTTTGCTCCATTAATTATAGAATATTTTCACAATAAAAAAAAAGAGGTTAGATCATGTCAAAGTCAAATACAAAAGTAACAATAAAGAAACCAACAAAAAAACAGATAGAAACTGTTTTAACTCATGGAGTGAGCGTTCAATCTAAGCTTGATGAAATCAGCGCAATCATAAGGGCTGACTTACATCATACCGATGACAACCAACAGACCCAACTAACAAAAGCCTTTGATAAAATAATGAAATCCGATAATGAAGAAATGAAGCAAGATGTCAAAAGGTTTGTTAGAAAACAACTACAAACACTCATTAAAGAAAAGCCTACACAATTGGCGATCCTTGAAGATGGCGTCAAAGATATGACTGTCACCGTAAAAAAGGTAAATAAGGGAATGGTTGAAAATAATGATGGTAAATATGTTGATAACTTTAACGAGAAAGATTTAGGCTCGTTTAGAGTTGTGAGAATGCACAAAACAAAAGAAAATCTTTCTTTAGCTCAGGAACTCGCCAAATGGATGAGATCTAAAAAGAGTGAAGGTCTTTTTAATGGTGATAAATCAACAGCCAAAGAAGTTTCTTTTTATGATTTTGAATTGTTAAAAATGACAATCGAAAACATAGAAAGAGGTATCGAAGAGCTTTAGTCTCTAGCAACACACCACCAAACAAGCCCCTTCATTCAAGGGGCTTTTTGGGTGAAAAGAGGATTTACAAAAATGAAACAAAGTTTTAACGAAATAAAAAAAATCGCATTTGAAACAGATACAAATTGCTGTACTGTAATTAGTGCCTCGGTTGTATTTGAAAAAGACTATCAAGAAACACACGCTTTTTTTAAGGCTAGAGGGCGTAAAAATGGCAAAGGTATAGGGTGGCAAGAGTTAGACAAAGTTTACAAGGAATTAGGCGAATTAGAAGGGTTTAACGTCACTCTATACAAACGCCAGTATTTAGGAGATAATGATTCCCACCTGTGGGGTTTTGTAGATGATGAAAACAACGCTCTTTGTATGATGAAAACTAAGGGAGCAATAACTATAAATAATTTTAGGGACTATCTACCGAAAGGTGATTATGTTCTCGGAGTACATCGGCACGTTGTCGGGGTTAAGAATGGCATTATTCAGGATTGGACAGCCAACCAACAAAGGAACAGAAAAGAAGGAACAG